GCATCCAATCCAGAACCGGAAATGTTCTCGAACATCGTCCCCATCATCGTTGGGATGAATTTTTCAGATCCCGGCACGCCATTCACGGCTGTGATCATTCCTTTCATCTCCTCCACAGTCTGATCACGCTGAGATTCGTAAGCTCCACTTTTGTCAGCGTACGCTTTGAATTTCTTGCCACTCAACACGTTAGACTCAACCAACCGACCAGAATCCTCATTGAATTCCGGCTGGTGCAGTTGGGCCTTCGTCTGGTTGCCATCCTTACCAATAATTTTCATCATTCTAGGCCCGTCATAGACTTCAGCCGCTATCGATTGGTAAACTGTACCGCCCCATTCGATTGCATTGGCAATATTATCCATGACCACCTTCGTATTCAAGTTACTCCGTTTAATCAGCGCATTAATCGCTTTCCCTGAAGCATCTGGATCGAGTGTGTCCTGTGGCACACCGCCCGTAACATTCTGGATGAACTGAGGAACCGTACCCAATATTGCGGTCGTGTTCGCATCCAACTGCGGAGGCTTCAAATACCCAACTGGGCCAGCAGCAATGGTCCGCCCACTCACATCCACCGTTGGGTTGATCAGCATGTACGGCTTATTGTTCTTATCAGCCCAGAAATGCTCAAACCCCTGAATCTGATCCGGTGTAAATATAGGAACTTCCTGTCCGGCACTCGCTGAATTCTCTGCCAACTGCGACATCTGCTGATTGAACAGTCGTGCAGGGTCGATCAGCTTTCTGACTAGCCCACGATACCACTCTGAACCGCCAACCCAAGCTCGGTATCCGTAAAACGGAACAATCGGGAGCCATTCGCCAGCTATTCTTTCAGGTTTCTCGATAATATCCGCACCGCTAAAAACAGTCTTGAATATCGACCTCTTAATTACTTTTCGTTCACGCTTGAAGTTATGGAATTCGCTCTTTCTTAGCTCCTCTTCCATTTCTTTATGAGCTTCAGCATCATACGACTCAATTTTACCATCACGGAGATTTTCATAAACGAATACCTTAATTTTGTTATTTTCCACATGATACCGAGTAGCAACAAAAATCTGCTCTGGCGTGTGAATTCCCGCCCCCCTAGCCCATGCCCGTGTTGGATTAATAGCAGAAACGGCATCGATATCTCCAAACTCAGCCTTAAATGACTCCTTCGTGTAGGCCGTCAACTCGGTAACGTGTCGAGCGTCAACCTTATCAATACGTTTACTGCCAGCGTCCCAGCATATAGACTCATACGCATTATGGATCGGCCTGTATTCAATCACCTGGTTATCGTTTTCTGGGTCGCCCGGACTTTCAAACACAGCCGAGATTTTATACCCTCCGGCCCCGCAAGTGGCAACCTCCTCCACAGCGTTATTGGTCGCCATCTCGCCAAACCTGTCCCTAAAGTCAGCCCTGCGAACGCCATTCAGTAGTTCAGCGTCATCATCGCTTGTGGCACTATCATCGGGCTTATACTCTACGCCTACAGGGTTGGTCGTCCATTCTCCGACAAACTTATTCCTGTAATCCGAAACCATGTCAAATTCCAGCTTCGTGCGATTCTCATAATTCGTATCGAGATAATCTTCCCATTGGCCCCCAACAACATTTATGAATCGGCAGTCGGCATCTGCGGCTTCACGCTGATCCTGTGTTGCATCGTAATCTATATTCAGATCGAGGAGGAACTTTTCCAGCATGGCCTCCTGATCACTTGCCTTATAATCTTTTTCCGTTACTTCAATGCGTTTCGGCATATCTTTAAATTCTCACAGTATCGGGAATAAATATCTCACTATGATCTATTACCTTATTTACCCTAGGTACGTCAAGCGCCATCATAGCACTATCTGATAAATTTGGCGATGCTAATTTCATTTTCGTACGCATATCGACCTTCGACATTATCTGAATGTACCCATTGGCGTTCTGTTTTAACGGAATCCGACAAATTTCTGACCTAAACTGCTGGAGTGTTGAAATATCAGACGAAATACTGATCAATTCGTCCGGATCTATATACTGTCCACGCTCAACGGCTAAATACGTGCTATAAAATCGATCTCTGAGCTTTATATAATACTGCGCCCGTTTATTTCGGAACGTATCCTTATTCGATCTCGATTTCCCCTGCACCCCATGGACATCTGCTTGGTACATCGCATTCGGCAGATCGGGACTCTCAGAACCTTTAAACATGTTGAAATCGATTTTCTTCCCCAGAAACGCTTCAGCCACCTGTCTTTTCAGAGAAACGCCTAATCCATCGCCATCCCAGACGAACGCATCGGCTCCGACCTTAATCGCATAATCGGTCGCCCAATCGCACCCCTCATTAACATCGCCATCAGATTTTTCGCAGACATCCATGATTACCGAGCCGTGCCTGTACACCAATCCCTTAGCATCGGCCCCCAGATCGGATGGATCGTGCGCCACAATTTTCATCCCCTGTGGTTTAAATCCCAATTTCTTATGCGCATCGATACAGGCATCAAACCACTCAGCCTTAATAATCGCATCATTAACGGAGTCATTAAACGCCCCTTCCCAGATGTGATCATACTTCGCCCTACTGAAATTCTCCTTATCCCACAACCTCTGCCCCTCAAGTTCCCCATGCCAAGGATTATCCCGCCAGTTCATCATAATAATCAGGTGCATCTCGTCCTGATAAAACCCATCCCGCATCAACTCCTTCTGGAACGGGACAATAAACCGCTTGCTAAACGGATCGGCACTCGCCTGAGGGTTCGCCGTAAAAAACAGTTTCGAGTCATTCGCACGAATCGTAGGCAACAGATCGTCCAGCGATTTCTCAGATAAATCCTGAGCCTCCTCAATCCACGAGTACTTAAACCCCTGAGCCGACTTCACCGCAGACGAGTTCCGGCTAAACCCCTTAAACCGAAAACTCCCGCCTCCAGAGAAATCTATTTTGTGATCCGTGTACTCAGCACCCTTCACCTCCATCGACTCAACTAATCCGGTGAGCAACTTATGTACACTATCCTCTATCGCATTCTGATACTCCCGACCACACAATATATCGGCACGTTCCGTCTGGGCCTTCAGGAGTAAAATCCGAGCCATTGTTTCTGACTTCGCTGACGATCTCCCCCCGACAATCACAACCAGCCTAGCAGTCGTATTCATCACAGGTTGCAACTTCTCCGGTATTTCAAAATCTGGCATACGACCTCACCTCCCGCTTTAAAAAATTTAAAAAAAATTTCAGGAATTACGTTTTCAGAAACGACCCCTACCCCCCCCCTTCGCCCTGACACAAAAACCTAGCTATTTGTAGATTTACGAGGTATACCTTTAGAGGATACCTTTAGACACTACATCGGGATATCTAGTGTGTATCTGTGCGGATTATTAGATATTAGAATTGGGTATATCCCTATCACCACCGATCTCGCTCAAAAGGGGGTCGATCTTGTCACAGTTACCGTTATTCTGATCTTCATTTACATTATCTTTCCTGCTGATATCTATCGACTCATTTACATTGGCATTCCTCATTGGTTCAACTGCTCTTACTTGTACATTCCATGTAGTATCTATGGTCTTACCATCTTCCCCTGTAATGCTATGATCGGTGCGAGTCTTCTCTTGATACCCATGTTTGCTCAATACCAGTTTAGATATCGTAGCGTTCAACGTACCGTCAAGCCCACCATTCAATAGCGCGCGTTCCTGCCTACACTTCAACATGCTTAGCACTCGAACAAACGGCTCCCCATCCTCCCGCTTTGCCCACTCATAAAGGGATTGTTTGCAAACGTCAAGATACACGGCAAGCCCTGCTAACGATGGCATGGTATCACCTAATGCCTCATGATTCTTGAGGTAGTTTTCAGCCTTGATCTGCATAGCTGGGTTGTATCTAGGCGGACGGCCCCTGGTTTCCCATTTGACGGCCTCATATTCTTTTGTCATTACCATGCCTCTTTGACTTCTAATCGTTGAACCTGAGTCTGTTTTTCCGTCCCATCTGTGGCGGTAATAACCAGCTGCCATAGCCCTACCGATAGCGTCCCAGTCTGCGCTTGTGTCAACGTCCCGGTGATATAACCATTGTTCAACGTTGTCAACGTGCCTGATATCGTAGCCGTATCACCGGGATGCTGCTTGACTTCAAAGGTATACGTAAAATCCTCAATCTCATTCGTTAAGCCCTGTGGAACGAATAGCGCCTCAAAATCGTATGATTCACCGATTGCAATTCTATTTGCTGGTTTAGGTATCGTATCCGGTTTTCCATTTGTTGTTGGTACTAACATTTTTATTTCCTCCATATTAATTAATCGTGATTATAACACGGCCTTCAGGATTTACAATTGAAGGGAAATAAACCTTGTGCTTATTAAATGATAGGTTTATGCTCTTTAATGTTCTTTAATGTTCTTTAATGATTAAAACGATACAACTAAATGGAGACAATACAATGGAATTAGATAAAATTCGCAAAGGTACACCCATCCCTACAAGCAAACAAGGCGTGACAGAATGCCGATACCCATTAAGAGAAATGGAAATTGGTGATTCTTTCATCACAGAATGCACCGGGTGCGAACATCGACACAGAATTTCAAGCTATATTCACCGCCATGCAAAGACGCTAAAAATGAAGTTTACTGTGCGTAAAAACCACTGGGCTGATCGTACTGCGGAGGTCTGGAGAATATCATAATAAAATAATTACGAAACTTAGTAATTACGAAATATCGTAAATTAAATGGGCGAATGAAGGGTAAACTATTGATAATGATAAATTTATTCCGCCCTGACACACTAAATGAACCTTAATCTGTTGATTATTATCACCTTGCTGGGTTGCACCCTATTACTCTGTACATTTAAAAAAATAGAGCATTTTTAGAGTGTTTTTCTTAAATATAAAAGTTGTAAGTTGAGAATATTAAAGAAATGATAATAAACAAAGGATTACCCTTCATTTGCCCGTCACAATCAACGACTTACCCTACACGAACCCAGCACGATTGTGTCAACTTTGGGGTTTTTGGCCTAAAAATGGTAACAAAAAACTACACTCAATTTTCCAGAATCTCACTATATAAGTGTCGGGACAAAAGTGTAGTTTTTTTTGAATTTTACCCCAAAATCGTGTCGGTTTTCGTTTTCTCCCGGGGTTTATTCTGCAGGCCCGAAAATAAATCGTTTGACCAGTAAATAAAAAACTTGACTAACGACTACGAATGGTCTATATTTATTAAGAATTAATAATCATAAGATATTGAGGTGATGACATGAATGAAGTAACTGAGGGAAGCGGGGATTTAGCAGGAAACGTGGTTCTGGCGGGGATTGAGATTAAAAAGAATAGACCATTCGTAGT